ATGGGTCGAACCGCCGGCAGAATCGAATTCCGAGGCATAAACTACAGTCCGCTGCCTTCCCAGCGGCGGTTTCACGCCAGCGAGAAGCGGTGCAAGGGATATTCGGGACCGATCGGGAGCGGGAAGAGCCAGGCGCTCTGCCAGGAAGCCATCCGGCTGTGCTATCAGAATCCGGGAAGGATGGGACTTCTGGGGGCGCCTACTTACCCGATGTTACGCGATGCAACTCAAGCGACACTATTCGAGATCCTGGACGGCAACAAGGTGCCGTACGAGCACAACAAGGCGGAAAACACGCTGATGTTGAGCGATACAAGGTCGAGGATTATCTTCCGGCCGGTGGATGATTTCGAGCGGCTGCGGGGAACGAACCTGGCGTGGTTCGGGCTGGACGAGCTGACGTACACGCAAGAGGAAGCCTGGCTGCGCCTGGAGGGCCGACTGCGGGATCCGAAGGCGCAACGGCTGTGCGGTTTCGCGGTTTGGACGCCGAAGGGATATGACTGGGTTCATCGACGATTCATCAGCGATACGACAGGGAATTACGAAGTAATTCGCGCTCCAGCCGGGGAGAACCGGTTCCTGCTGGAAAAGGTGCCGGACTTTTACAGCAAGTTACAGAGCAGTTACGACGAGAAATTCTATGCACAAGAAGTTCTAGGCGAATATGTTCACGTTACCGGCGGAACAGTCTATTCTTCGTTCAACCGGGAGATTCACGTCCAGAAACTCGGAGTGGATCCGGCGTGGCCGCTGCAATGGACGCTGGACTTCAACGTAGATCCAATGTGCTCGTTAGTGGTACAGACGGACGGCGGAATGGCTCGGGTTCTGGACGAAATCGTGGTGCGCAACGGGACGACGCAGGAAGCGTGCGCGGAGTTTTTGAAGCGGTTTCCGCATCATCCAGCGGGGGTGTGCGTTTACGGGGACGCGTCGGGATTTCAACGTCAGACGACGGGATTTTCCGACTATGAAGTGGTGAAGGAGCAATTGCGCGCATCTTCGAATATGGACGTCCGGTACAAGGTGCCGAAGGCCAATCCGACGGTAAAGGAACGGATCAACCTGGTGAACGCCAAGCTGCGGTCGGCGGCGGGCGAAGTGAGGCTGCTGGTGGATGTGAAGTGCAAGGAGCTGATCAAGGATTTCGAACAAGTAGCGTTCAAAGCCGATACATTCGCGATCGATAAAGATCGGGATCGCCAGCGCACGCATTTATCAGATGCGCTCGGGTATCTGCTGTGGCAGGAGCACAAAGAGCTTCCAACGGTGGGAGAGAGACAAGGACGAATCCTGCAGTGACTATCGAAACGATCAACCGCGAGCACCCGGAATACGCCGCACGGAAGATGACGTGGCGGCGGTATCGCGACCTGTATGTCGGAGGGGATCGCCTTCGCGAGCACGGAGCGGAATACCTGGTGAGGCGGCAAAAGGAGCCGGGCGAGGTTTACGCGGAACGGCTGCGGCGGCTGTTCTACCAGAATTACATCGGATCCATCATCGACTGGTATGCGGCGACGCTAATGCATCGCGAGCCGGTGGTGACGATCGATGACGGCGGGGCGGCGGCGAAGGGGTTTTATGAGATGTTCCTGGCGGACTGCGATCTCAAGGGGTCGCGACTGAGCGAGTTTTTCAGGAAGCGGTTCATCGAGACCGTGGTGTGCGGCGGCAGCTACATCGTGGTGGACTTTCCCAGAAGCACCGGGCAGGCAGCGACGCGGGCGGAGGAAGACGCCCTTGGGCAGTCGCGGGCATTTCTGGTGGATTACGGGCCGGAAGAGGTGATCAACTGGAACCGCGATGAACGAGGCGGTCTGGATTGGATTGTGATCCGGAGCTCCTGTCTCAAACAATCCAAGGTGACGGACGCGAAGTGGGAGATGGAGACACGCTGGATTTACTACGACCGGGAGAACTACCAGATCTACAGCAAAGGAGGCGAGGACAGCCAGCTGGAGCTGGTGCATTCGGGCAGACACTGCCTGGCGGAACTGCAACGGGTACCGGTGTTCGAAATGAGGGTGGCGGAAGGCCTGTGGCTGATGAACAAAGCGGCGCTGGTGCAACTGGAACATTTCAATAAGTCGAACGCACTTTCGTGGGCGCTGACGATGGGGTTGTTTGCGATGCCGGTGGTGTATTCGGATCACGAATGGAAGTCGGTGGTGGGCGAGTCTTACTACATTCAGCTCGGGAAAGACGACCGTTTCGGGTGGACGGAACCGGAGGGGAGAGTCTACCAGATCGCAGCCGACAATCTGACGCAGCTGAAGGACGAGATTTACCGGGTTTGCTACCTGATGAACCAGGCGGGAAGCGCCAGCGGGACGGGAGCGCACCAGTCGGGTCTAAGCAAGCAATTGGATTTCATCACGACAGAAGAAGTGCTGCGCGCGTATGGGTCGGCGGTCAAAGAGACGATGGGGCAGGTGTTGGGCGCCGTCGCGGCGGCGAGACAGGATGAGATTGCGATGGACGTTACCGGGCTTGACGACTTCGATATCGACGAATTCGGCACGGAATTGAGCGACGTTCAGACGCTGCTTAGCCTGGGCATCGGGTCGCCGACACTGACCAAGGAAGTTTTCAAACGCCTCGCACTGAAGTATCTCTACGACGCGCGTCCAGAGATCAAGAGCCGGGTGGCGGAAGAGATCGACCGAACAGACTACGCACAGATGAGAGGGAAGCCGGGAGCGGCGGTGCCGTAGGGACCGGGTGCGGCGGCGCAAGCAGGGGAGCGTTGGAGAGACAGGAGGTGTATGGAAGGAATCGACGTACAGGCGATTGTTCGTCAGGCCATTCAGGAATTTGTGAGCAACGAGCAGGCGAAAAGCGAACCTGCATACAAGGCAGAGCTGCAGGAAGAGCGGAAGCGCCGCGAAGCCATGGAGCGACGTCTCAATCAACTGGCCGAGGAAAACAAACAGAATCGGGTGAAAGCGGAGGAGGCAGAACGCAGCTCGGCGATCCGGTCCGAATTGCAGCGGCTGGGAGTGGCCAAAGTGGATCTGGCATTCAAAGTGGTGCAAGACGGTATTGTCCGGAGCGACGACGGGCGCCTGGTGGGGAGAAACGAGAACGGCGAGATGGGAATGCGGGAATACCTTTCGGCGTTCGTCAAGGAAAATCCGGAATTTCTGCCAGCCCGGATTGTGGGAGGAACCGGGATGTCGGGAAATCTCAAGGCGCCGCAGGCGGGAAACGAGTCGGTAAGTATCGATCGCATCCGCCCGGGCATGAACCCGGAAGAAATGCAACGGGTGCGGGAAGAAATCGTGCGAGTCGCTTCGCAGACCCTGCGAGGTCTGTAGGGTCGAAGGCGAGCGCAGGAGTCACAAAAAGAGGAGATGAAGAACACGGATGGGCGCTATTACATCAACCAACGTTGCGAGCGCGATTGTGAAACTGGTTGCGGCGGACGCGCTGCCGACGCTCGTGGGGAACCTCGTCATGGGGAACCTGGTCAATCGCGACTATGAGCCCGTGCTGGCGCAGCAGGGCGATACGGTGAACGTGCCGATTCCGCCGCAGATGGTGGCGAACAACATCGCCGAGGGTGGAACGGTGAACCTGCAGAACCCAAACCTGGGGAACGCGCAGATCGTGCTGAACACGCATGTGGAATCGAGCTTCCAGATTCCGGACGTCACGAAATGCCTGGCCGTTCCAGACCTGCTGAAGATCTATATGCAGCCGGCGGTGGCGGCGATTGCGCAAAGGATCGAGACGGATCTTCTGAACCTGTACGCGGGATTCACGGCGAACACGCCGGTCGGCACGGCAGGCACAACCATCACGGAAGCGACGATTGACGCGGCGGAGACGGCGTTGTTTCTTTCGAAGATACCCCAATCCGACCAGAAGTTCATCGTGGTGGATGCCGCAGCTTACTCCGCGTGGCGGCAGATACCTCGCTTCAGCGAATTTCAGACGGCGGGCGACGCCGGCCTCCGGGCCTTGGTATTGGGCACGATCGGCAAGGTGAAGGACTTCTTCGTGTTCCGGTCGCAGTTCGTAGCGAAGACGGGCAGCAGCCCGGTGAATACCCACAACCTGGCGTTCGCGAGGGACGCGGTCGGCCTGGTGATCCGGAGACTGCCGCAGCCGCTGCCGGGGACGGGCGCGATTGCGGAATACGCCGAGCTGGGCAACTTCGGAATGCGGGTGGTGATGAGCTACCAGCCGAATACGCTGGCGCAGCAGTTCACGGTGGACGTGCTGTACGGCTGCGGAATTCTGCGCAACTCATCCGGAGTGCAGGTCAACACATAGCGCGGCAGAGCCGGGGGCAGGCGGCGGCGATGCCTGCCCCCCACTCAGGCGGAGGTGAGACGGCGCGGCGGCAAAAGCGATGCGGCCGCGACCACGCGTGGAACCAAGGCGCGATACGAACGAGGCGAGAAACAGGAGAATCGAATGGACCTGAAGGTGTATTACCAAAAGATCCGGGAAACACGCCAGAAACTGCCGGAGAAAGATGTGGTCATCGTCAGCCACGAAACCCTGGACGGAGGAAGGGCAGGCGTCTGCACGGAAGTACCGAGGGAATTGGCGGCGAAGATGCTGGTGGATGGAACGGCATCGGTAGCGAACGAAGAGATGGCGGCGGAGTTCCGGCGCGCGCAGGCGACAGCGAAGGAGCTGGCGGATCGCGAGCTGGCTGTCACGAAAATCCCGTTGACGGTGGTGCCGACCGCGGAATTCAACCGGCTTCTGGCCGCGCGGGAGCAGGATTAGGCGAATGGCTTTGTTCACCGACGGTCCAGCGGCGTCCGTGGCGGACCTGGTCGCACTGGATTCCCAACTCCTGAATGTCGCGAACATCGAGGGGATCGATCTCACGCAGAAGTTATCGCTGGCACACGAAGAACTCGGGCTGGAACTTAGCGCGCAGCTTACGCGATCGGGTACTTACGAAGCGTGGCTGTGGGTAAGCAGGCCGCCGAGACTGCATTCGATTGTCGTAACACCGGCATTGAAGCTGTGGCATTCCTACCGGTCCCTGGAAATGGTCTATCGCGATGCGTACAACAATCAGCTTAATGACAGGTACGCCGGCAAGCGCGACCAATTCCACGAAATGGCCGGATGGGCTTATGAACAACTTGCGCTGATCGGGATCGGAGTGGCGGAGACGCCGATCCCGAAAGCGCAGCCGCCGATGGTCGATAGCGTGGCTGCACCAGCTGGCTCAGCGGTGCCGGACGGCACTTATTACGTTTCGGCCGCGTGGGTGAACGCCAAGGGAGAAGAAGGGGCGCCGTCGGACGCGACTGCTGTGACCACGGCAAGCGGCACTTACGAGGTGAGCCCCGGGGTTGTGCCGAAGGGAGCCACCGGTTGGAACATATTCGCCGGGATGGATCCCAGCGCCCTGACACTTCAAAATGCCGGACCGTTAGACCCGCAAGCGAGCTGGATCCAGCCGAACCACGTCACAACCACGGGGCGGGCACCGGGGCGGGGACAAGCGCCCGATTACGAGCGACCGCTGCCGCGGGTGATTCAACGAGGTTGAAATGGCCAAGATCGGGAGCATGGCGTCGGCGCACGTGAGCAGATTGCTGCAGGGAGCAAATGGGGCAAATCTGAGCCTGGCGGGTTTGCGGACGGCCGCACAGACGAATGCGATGGATCCCGGTCCAATTCAGATTCGGCCCCAGAACGTGGCGGCGGAGCTGGCTGAGGAGGGCGAGATCGCACGCTACCCGATGGTGTTGGTGTACTGCGAAAAAGTCGTCAACAGCCTAACGGAAAAATTCCGCACCTTTTCGGGCACGGTGCAGATGACGGCCGAAGTGCGACATTCGATGGACCGGCTGCAAGGGCTTCAAGACGGGGTTGAATTGTGCGTCGAGGCGGTGACGCAGGTTCTGGACGCGAACCGAGGAGACTGGGGCTCCGGAATGTACTACGCCGGCGGGTACCAGGTAGGGTTCAGCGGTGTAAAGCACGGCGGATTGAATTATATTCAAGCGGCCAAGGTCACGTTTGAGATCGGAGTAAGCATCAGTTAGTATGGCGTACATATCGTCTAATGCGAACCGTTTCTATACGGCGCTGGAGAGCGCTTATGGTCAAGCGGCGCCGGTCCAGGCGAGCAACCGGATTCCGGCGCTAAAGCTGACGGTGCAGCAGAGACTCGAAACTACAAGCAGGCGAGATAAGACGGGAAGCAGGACTTTCGCTGGTTTGCCGGCCGGTGGGAGACGCCGCACGAATTTCGAACTGCAGACTTACCTGACTACGTGGCAGCCGTCCAACGGGACGCCGACTTATGGTCCGCTCGTTCAGGCGGCGCTGGGGGCTGCGCCATTGAGCTCAGGGGGCGGCACCGTCGCAACGACAACGGCGGCGGGGCGACTTGGGTTTGCGAGCCCCCACGGGCTAAGCGCCGGCCAAGCAGTATCGTCCGGGGGAGAGCTGCGGTTCGTGGCGGCAGTAGTGGACCCATCCACCGTTCAACTGAATGTTCCCTTCACCACGTTGCCGGCGGCGGGCGCCACGGTTGGGGCTACGATCACATATCTGCCCGCTACGGAATTACCGAGTGTGAGTATTTACGACTACTGGAGTCCCTCGACCGCGGTGCAGAGGATGTTATGCGGGGCGGGGGTAGATCAATTCGAGATCCTGATCAATGGCGACTTTCACGAATTTCATTTCAGCGGCATGGCTCAGGATATAGTGGACAGCACGAGCTATTCCGGGCAGGCAGCCGACACGCAGGGCTACCCGGCGGAGCCGGCGATAGGAGCTTTCGACTATACCATCGTGCCGGGGAATCTCGGCCAAGCGTGGCTTGGAAACACACCGACGCAGTTCTTCACCATCGCGAATGCGTCGGTGGTGTTGAAGAACAATCTGGACATGAGGATGAAGGAGTTCGGATCGAGTCTCCCGCAAGCCATTGCCCCGGGTGAACGAACCGTGACGGCGACATTCGAACTTTACAGCCAGGATGACGCGGCGACAACCGGGTTATACCAGGCGGCGAGGCAACGATCACCCGTCAGCGTCATGTTTCAGTTAGGCGAGACACAGGGACAGGTAATGGCGGTTCAGCTCAACAGTGTAATTCCGGAGATCCCGGAATTCGATGACGGAAAGAACCGATTGCAATGGAAGTTCCAGCCTTCGCGCGCGCAGGGCACGGCCGATAACGAGATCGTCGTAGCGTTCGGATAACCATGGAATACGAGAGCGCAGTTGTCGTGGAATCGCAGATCGCACCCGGCGTCACATACACGATTGCGCGCATGTCGTTCGTGCGCCGATTGGAGTTGATGCGCCAGGTGCGAGGCCTGGCCCGCAGGAAGGAGTTCACGGAGGCCGGCCAGGACGCAGGCAGCAGGATGGAAGGCGCGCTTCTGCAGTCCGAAATCGATCGGCTGTACGTGATGTGGGGACTACGGGAGGTTCACGGGCTGACGATTGACGATGCCGCGGCAACACCGGAGGCGCTGGCCGGAGCCGGGCCGGAGAATCTGTTTCGGGAAGCACTGGCCGCGGTCCGGAAAGAGACCGGGCTGAGCGAGACTGAACGAAAAAACTGATCGTCGCCTTCCACTTTCATTTTTCGAACCAGGCTGGTTGGAGGTGCGACAGCTGCAGAAAGTCCGGCCTGGAGAAACGACGACAATGCTGTTGGCTTGAGACGCCGACAGAGAAGACCAAGCTGCCCGTCTGGGTAAAAGGGGACGCAGTTCTGTTCGAGTGCCCGCGATCGCATATCAGCGTGGACTCCGAGCTCCTGGTGGAAGAGTTTTTCGTGCGCCGGCGCCTGGGCGGACTGCGGTTCTCAGAACTGACAGCCCGGCAAGCGGACGCATTCGTGGTTCTGGAAGCGGCACTCATCGCGGAGATCAAAGATGGACGGCAATCTGGAGGATCGGCTGCTCGACACATTCCTTGAAGCAGCGGGTGGGCCGATGGGGACGCGGGAATCGGTGGAGAGCGCGGGTGGGCAGCTCGATGAATTGACCGGCGGTGCAGCGCGTGTAGCGACCGAATCGGCTTCCGACGGTATTTATGGAGCATCGGCGAGCTACGTCGGAGCCAATTCCAGCAGCGAACCTCTAAACGCGGGCGGCGGCGGGGGAAGTTCGGCGGGGTCGATTGCGACGGCATTCCTGGAAGGCGGATTGGGCGTAGTGCCGTTGATTAGCAGCCTGATCGGATTGTTTGAAGGCGGATCGAGCACGCCGGCTCCGCCGGAGAAGTACGAGCTGCCGTCGTCAGTTTCCTTCACGAGCGCCGCCGGCGCGGATGGCTTGAGCGCGGCCGATTTCGACCAGATGGGAACGCCCAGAGTCTACTCTACTAATGCCGATTCCCACGCCGGCGGAACTTCCGGGAGTTTTGGAAGCACCGGAACCGGCGGGACAACGTTTGGCGGAAGCACGGCATCGTCCTCGATGCCCATTACGGTCAACGTGCAAACGATGGATGCGCAGTCATTCTTGGACAACAGCGACCAGATCGCGCAGGCGGTGCGGGGTGCGATGTTGAATCTGAGCTCGATTAACGATGTCGTGAATGACCTATAGTCCAAGGCTCAAACGATGGCCACCTTTCCCCAACTGAAGACCAAAGCAGTCGCCCAGTATCCGGCCACACGCGCGATGGAGTTTCAGAATCAGGTTCTCCGGTTCCTGGACGGCAACGAACAGCGATATCGAGATGCGAGCGGTCCATTGCACACTTGGGTAATCGGACTGGACGAATTGGATGAAAGCGAATTGGCGGAGATGGACGCCTTCTTCTCGAGCAATCAAGGCCAGTATGGGAACTTCACGTTCGTCGACCCATGGGATGGCGCTTGTTACGAGAATTGTAGCCTGGCCGCAGACGAACTTGACCTGACATCGGTCGCCGAGATGCGTGGAAAGACGAGCCTGACGGTAGTGGAGAACCGAACTTGATATATCCACAATTGTCGAGCGGTGCGCTTAGCCAGTTTCCGACTCGCAAGCGCCGCCAAACCAGGACGGTGGTCAACAGAACAGCGGACGGGCGGGTGATCAAGCTGCCTGACGTGGCAGCGCAGGCGACCGAATGGAACCTGCAATATGCCGGATTGAGCGACATAGAACTGGCGACCCTGCAAGACTTTTTTGAGGCGATGGAAGGATCGTTGAACGGCTTCACCTTCCTGGATCCGTGCGGCAATCTGTTTGCCTGGAGCGACGATCTGTCGCAAACGGAGTGGCAGAAAGACCCATTCCTGACGGTGACCAGTGGAGTAAGTGACCCGTCGGGCGGACAGGACGCGTGGCAGCTCAGTAACTCGGGCGGCGCGATTCAGGGCATCAGCCAGATACTGAATGCACCAGGCGGATACGTTTACTGCTTAAGCGTGTACGCGCGCGCGGCGCAACCAACAACATTCGGGCTGCAACTAGCCGGCCTCAGTATCCAAGCGACCGCGGACACGAACTGGAATCGGTTTACGCTGACCGGAACAGGAGAGGCTTCGAGCGCGTCGGTGACCTTCGGATTCCAGTTAGCGGCCGGCGCGGCAATCGATCTATACGGGCCGCAAGCTGAGCCTCAAGAGAGTGCGTCTGTTTATCAACACAGCACGACAGGCGGAGTTTACGAGAACGCGCATTTTAGCGATGACGCGTTCCGCTACACTTCGACGGATGTAAACCGGCACTCCGTGACCTTGAATATCCGCTATGCCAACCATCTCTGAATTGAAGGAACAGCCGGTAACGGACGCGCCGATACTGCTCTTCGATTGCGCGCTGGCGAACGGGCAAACGGAGCACTGGAGCACGCACGCAGTGACGGTGGCGAATGTCGCCTATTCGGCGCGCGTGCTGCAACACAGTGCATTCGACATCCAAACCGCATCGGACCAGGGAGTCGACGGGAGCCCGAAAATCGTACTGATGATGGCGAATGCGGATTCGCATTTTTCGGAAATCGAGCGGGCCACAGGCTGGAAAGGGTCGCGCCTGACAGCCAGCTTCGTGTTTTACGATCTTGTAAACGATGTCCCATTGACGGACGCGAGCGTAATCTTTCAAGGCATCTGCAATCCGCCGGAGCAGATTCGAGAAGCTACGTTCCGATTGAGCGCGATCAACCGGATGAATCTGCAAAGGCTGCTGCTTCCTGAAGTCAGGATTCAGCGGCGCTGTCCCTGGACATTTCCGTCGACGGCAGAACAGCAAGAGGAAGCGGCGGACGGCGGCCCAAACGGGCTGTATTCGCAGTATTACCGCTGCGGCTATTCACCGGGGCAAGCGGGGGGCTCGGGTAATCTGAATGGGACCACACCCTTCAGCTCTTGCGGCTACACGAGGTCGGACTGCCAAGCTCGGGGACTGTCGCCGCGATTTGGCGGGTTGGAGTATGTGCCCCCGGTTATCGCGGTCCGCGGGTACGGGAAGGACTGGACCTCGTCGGCGTTGTCGGTGAACCAGGCGAGATACAACGACTTTGTGCCGATGGTATACGGGACCGCATGGTATGAGCCGCTGGTAACATTCGCTCGAAACGACGGCAACCTTACGAGAATGGAGGTGCTTCTCGGAGTCGGGCCGATCGAAGGCGTGTTGACGGTGCTGGTGAATGATGTGGAAATCCCCCTGGGGATTTCGGGAACGAATATGACCGGCACCGGCTGGTACAACGTGATGTCGCTGGGGGGCCGCGACGGAGCCTATGACCCGAACTTCACAGACGGAAACGGCAATCCGGTTGGGGATCCTTACGGAAGCATGGCGTACCTGGCTGTAGTGGTGCCCAACCAGATCAATAACGGGAACTCTCTTCCGAACGTGAAAGTCCTCGCGCAGGGATTGCAGGTGCCGACCTACGCGGCAGATGGGACGAGCCTGGGATATCAGTTCTCGAACAATCCCGCATGGATCTTACTCGACTTATTGCGTCGGACCGGCTGGCAACAGTCCGAAATCGATCCGGCGAGTTTCGCAAATGCGGCAGCTTACTGCGATGAGCAGATCGATTCCATCGATCTAAACGGGAATCCGATTTCGATTGCCAGGTTTCATTGCAATTTTGTCCTGCAAAAGCGGAAGAGCGCCGGCGACGTCGTGAGGGGAGTGCGAAACGCGGCGCGCCTGTTTCTTACGTACGGCCCGGGCGGCGTCCTGCAACTGCAGGTGGAGAATGCCATCGCCCTGCAGCAGCCGGCCCAGAACCCGTATTCGAACAGCACAGACGAGTTGAATGGGGGGTGGCCGGTCTACGAGTTTGGCGACGGATCGAGCGGCTCTTCCGGAATTCTGAGAAAGCCGGGCGGGGAACCGAGCGTGCTCATTTCGTCGCGCGGCATCGCAGATACTCCGAACTGCTTCACCGCAGACTTTCAAGACGAGTTGAACGGATATCAGCAGGACAGTTACACGGTTGTCAGCCCGGCCGACATCACAACAGCCGGACAACAGGTGACGGCGAGTCTGATGGCTCTGGGACTGCCGAACTATGATCAGGCAGCGCGAATCCTGCAGTTTACGCTTGACAAGTCAATCTCGGGAAATACCTACCTGCAGTTCGACACGAGCGTCAAGGGCTTCGGCATCAAACCGGGAGATATTATTACCGTCACGTATCTCAAGCAGGGTTTCAATCGGCAGCCGTTCCGGGTTGCAAAGATTTCACCGGCGACCAACTATCGAAGCTGCACGATCACGGCGCAAATTCACGACGACCAATGGTACGACGATGCGAATGGGCAACCGTCATCGGCTTCGGGGACGACGCAGGCAACGGGCGCGGGTGTAGGGGTACCCAGACCGCTCGTTGGCAGTCTGATCGATCCGAATGGCAACATGCAGTTCGGGATGTCGGAAACAGATACTACGGCTAGCGACGGCACGATGGAGGCCGATGTCTCAGTTTCGTTTGTCCCTCCTATGGCTGGTAGTGCGACGCCCGGAGTTGCGCCTCCAGGAGTGCCGCTTATCAGCCTCGTCACAACAGTGGGGCAAGGCGGCGCTTTGAAAGGCGGCCAGTCGCTGTACTATGCCGTCACTGCGGTCGATAGTTACGGGAATGAGAGCGGTTTGTCTTTTGTGGTGGCGGCGACAATCATCGACGATGGCAGCACCGTGACCCTTTCTGGATTGAGTTTTGCAGCCGGAACGGCGTCTTTCAACGTGTATAGCGGAAATACGCCCGCGAACCTGTTACAAATCGCGGCCACGCAGACATTGGCACCGACTTTCGCCGACACGGGATTTGCCGATTTGTTGGCGGCGCCACCGGATGTGAACTTCGATCATGCAAACTTCTATTGGCGCATGGAGGAACAGCCGGAGGTGGCGGTCGAGACCCATACGTCCAACACGGTGGGGAATGGAACGTTGCAGATGAGAGTAAATGCCTACCGGGGCATGACCGCGAGAGTTACTCGAGGGACAGGGGCCGGTCAGGAGCGGAGTGTAACTGCAAACGATCAAACGACGCTGACGGTTTCGCCGGCGTGGATCATCGAACCGGACAGCAACAGCTGGTTCGTAGTGGCGGAATCCGGCTGGCACTTTGGGGCCACGGCGCGCTCGAGCCCGATACAGTTCGCGGTGCCGAATCGCGCCGGCGAGTTCGTCGAGATTACAGGCCGATCGGCCAACATAAATAACGTGGAATGTTCGTCCGCGCTTTCGGTCGTCACGCGGTGGCAGATCGGCGGAGCTGGAACGACCGATTCGGACGTGCCGCCGCCGCCGTTCTTCGGACTGACGGTCGGGCAGGGCGCGGGGACGGTGGAGCTGAGCGGCGTCTCCTTCCCGGATCTTACGAACACGCGAACAGTGTCCTCGGCAACTCTCACGCTGTATTACTGGAACGAGCTGGAAGGCCTGCCATCAATCGAACTTGCCGGCGGATTAGGAGACACGGACGCGGCGGTAGTTCTAAATGGTCAAGGAGCCGGAACGGCGGGGACTATGTTGCAGATAGACGAGGAACTACTGGAGGTTACTTCGGTTGCGAATGGAGGCGGGTCGTATACGGTTGCTCGCGGGACCAATGGAAGCCAGGCGACCTCGCATTCCGCGGGGACGCCAGTCTACCAGTTGTCGTCTACCACGGTGATTGCCCCGTTTCCGGAGGGGTTTTTTGGAAGTCCGTATAGCGGCGACTGGAGTTTTCCGATCCTCCTGCCGGACGCGCGAATCGCGAGCGGCCAACTGTACGTAACCAATGACAGAGGCAACAGCCCCTCGGCCAGCATCGCCCTGACACAGTCAGTCGATTCGGGACTGCGGACACTCGCTGGGGGTCAGTATACGATCCAGGTGGCGGGATTCCTTGCCGTCGATCAGAACGCCACTCCCGCAGTCATCGTTGATTCGGCTCGATCCGTACGGGATGTCTTCGCGATATTGGGAACCGCAGCGGATGCGTCCGTAGAGGTGCAAGTGAACGTAAACGGGGCTGCGTATTGTCAACTGACGTTTGCCCAGGGCGCTACCCTGTCGAACACAGTGGACGGCAGCTCTTTGCCGCCCCTTGCTGCGGGCGACCAGGTTACTATTTCCGTGTTATCGGTGGGTCTGGTATTGCCGGGCGCCGACCTCACGGTATTGATAAGACTCTGATGGGCGATCAACTCTACAAACTCCGCCCGGACCGCGACTTGCAGTGTTACTTTTTACAGCCAACGGCGGTAGCAGCTCTGAGTCAGACCAGCCCGACCGGATTCACGGTATCGGGGAGTTGGCGGCAACAATTCGATTGGGCCGTGATCGAATGGAATCGCGATAACATTTTCGAGCATCCGGCTCTACGCAATCTCCCCGACGGCGATCTGAGCGGAGTAATACTCACCTACCAAGAAACGCGAACCAATTGCATCCCCCTCGATTCCACCATATATCCTATGGTGGACTGGCCGTATCTGAGGGTTTGGGCAGACGCCAACGGGTTGGAAACGATCTATCGCGTCAATCTCGCGAGCCATGCCACTCCGGTGGGCTGCTACACGCAAGCAACCGCACAGATGCAACTGCAGGGTGCTCCAACCACCGGGGATATTATCGAATTGGCCTGGCTGGATCAGCATTTTAACTATAAGCTCGCGAATGGCGACACGCTGGAAGCTGCGGCAAATGCTCTGGCTGCCGTCATTACGGATAACCAATCCGCCGGACTGGTTTCCGCCGTGGCGAGTAACTCGGTGATCACGTTGACCTATCTCGGCGGGCCGGGGTCGAATGGCAATCGAATCGGCATCTACGGCACGGTCTCGGGCGCCGGCACCGAATCCTGGGCGCCGGTGTGGACGATGTTCAGCGGCGGCACTTCACCGGCGACGTGGCAGATCACGTTGAATTTCGGCGCTCTGCAGGACGTTTCCGGAGCGCCGATCCCCACTGCGAACGTTCGAAAGCTGCGCTGGACATACGCGGCCGACCTGCAACAGGGAAACTTCGTCCGAAGCGAGTTTTCAGTTGATATCAGCCAATGGAACGTCGGCGGAGCGAACCTGAACTACTATGTGCCTGGACCGGGCAGCCGGCGGATTGAGGACACCTCGCCTTCTGTCTCCTACCAAGGGTCGTGGGCTAACTCGGTTGGCAACTATTCCGGCGGCTCGATTCATTCGACAATGGCGCCTGGGGCCTCTGTCCGCTGTGTGTATACACACCCCGTCGCGCATTCTCTGTACTTGGGGACAAGGTCTTTTGGAAGCGCCGCGCCGACCAGCGTTCAGATCGACGAATCTCCGATTTCGCAATTCCAGTTGCAGCTTACAGGCGAGGATGTTCTTGTACGCATTCCGCTGGGCACGCAATCGGGCGGCGTTTCGCATTCCGTCACTGTGATCCATAACGGGACAACGGGGGAGGCGTTGTTTTTCGATTTCATGGAGATGGCGCTGCCGGTGGCAGAGCCGCCGACATTCGCTCCATCCAAGGGGACGGCGCTGGCTACCGATTGGGATACTCTGCATTCGCAGGCGCTGGCTCCCGAACGGACCGCCTGGCTGATCCAATCTCTGGGATTCCATGCCCGCGAGAACCACTATGCCGGAGCTCTTTGGTTCTATGAGATCTGTCCGCAGAACCAACCGTACGCGTCGGCAACCATATGCTTCTCCGGCACGCCCGCATTCGGCGGCACAACCCAGCTCTCTCTCGGGCCGACTTGCATTCAGCATATGAACCTGATTGGTGATACCGCGGACTCGATTGCAACCGCCCTGGCTCTGCTCGTCAATGCCGGGTCGACCGGCGTGTGGGCCTCAGTGGAAGGGAATGCGCTGACGATCACCTCGCGTGAAACCGGAGCGCAAGGCAACAGCCTTTCTGTTTCCGTCGAGACGAACAATTCGAGCTTCACGGCCGTGGCCAGCGGGCCGACGCTATCGGGCGGCCAAGACGGCCAGTGGATAACGGACCTGAACGCTTTGCCGCGCATCAATCGCGCCGCGCGTGATTGGACGATCAGTTTCTTTAACAGTTTGAAGAGCTATGGAATCAAAGCCACAGCTTCGTTCAGTATGGAACTGGGAAACGGCTGTGATTCGGTAGCGACTGGAATAGCACAGCGCTATCCGGATGGCAGTCCGGTCTGGTTAAATACTCCTTCGTTGCAGACGAACTTCGGGCCGGCAAGCACCGCGTTTTGGCAGCAGACGTATGCCGATATGGCATCACTGATGGGTACTGCCGGCCTGGATCCCTATTTGCAGTTTGGCGAGGTCCAGTGGTGGTATTTCGCAAACTCATCGGGAATGCCATTCTACGACAGCTATGCAACTTCGCTATTCGAACAGACTTACGGCCGGGAAATGGCGGTGATCCCGAGCCAAACATCGGACCCGGCCAGTTACCCGGATGAATGCCTCTACTTGTCCGGGCTAATCGGAACATTCACGAGTTCAGTTATGGATTACGTAAGGAGAGTGTATCCGGACGCCATATTCGAAGTTCTCTATCCGACGGACACAAACGACACCGCCTTAAATCGAATCGTCAACTATCCGGGGACAGTATGGACCCCCGGCGATCTGGCATGTTTGAAGACCGAGAACTTCACGTACACGGGCGACCGCAATCTTGATGGAGTCCGGTCGTCGATCGATTTTCCAATGCAACTGGGCTTTTCGCCAGGCCAGGCGAGCCACCTGACGGGAATTGGCGATTTCACAACTCCGTGGAAGAAGGAACGACAATTGGCAATCGCGGCCGGAGTGGAATCGGTGGTTCTCTTTGCGCTCGATCAACTTTGTCTGATTGGATACGACCTTCCTTTGGACGGGGGTGCTGGCCGAGCCTGGTTCCAGGGTGCCTAA